ATTCCTATCCATTGTCTCTAGTGCCTAGTGCGAAATTTATAAACTAACTTCATTATTCATATCTTCAGCACTTTTTATGAGTTGAAGTAACTTTTCACGGCCGGGTCTATTACTAATGCGAATACCCTTCTTCTTAGCAACTTCAGTTAGTTCCTCCTTTGTCAGTGCTTCATAATTTACTGATAGTTTAGGAAGAGATTCACTTAATGTCTCACTTAGAGGCTCATAACCAGAAATATCATTGCCAGACAACTCAGTTACTTCACTGTTACTCAAATCAGTGTTACTGTGAGCCTCTTCAAGAACATTTGTGTATATCTCTTCATCAGATGACTGTTTCTCTAGAATTTCAAATTCATATGTTGGTTGAGATGAATCATTAGAAACATTATGGAAAGTCATGCTCGGAGGAACATGTGGTAAAATATTAATTGGTTGCTGTTCTTGATTCATTTTAATATCAATTAAAATATTTTCAATGAGACTTACACGTTTCTCAACATAGGATACACGTGAGTAGACATAAAAGAATAAAGCGCCAAACACAAGTGTAAGAAGTAGGCCAATAGTTAAGGATTCGCTCAGAAAACTCATTCTTTTTAGTAAATATAAATATAGAAAACTATTGGACCGCAGAATCATAAACTTTGGCCCATATTTCTGTTACACTACTTTCTTTACAAATCCCATCTGAGAGTTTGTAATCGTAGTGTAAAATATTATTTTTTCTATGAGCCTTTACACAAATTTTCTTTACGAATTGCGGTGAGTTTTCAATAATTTCAAATACATGTGTGCTTATAATACTTGCTATATGGTTGTATGTATAGAGTTTATTTAAAAACTCATTTGCAGTTCGTATTCCATCGGGAGGATTAGTAGAATGAAATATTTCATCAAATAATACAAGGCCTTTGTAAGCAGGATTATTGTAATATAATACATCACGAGCAAAACATACTTCTTTTTCAAATAATGATTTTTGACCTGGAATATCTTGAATATGTAATCCTGAAAATATATAATCAAATGGACTATAGTCAATTGAATCACCAATAGCATATCCAAATCCTTGTGAAAATAATACTGTTTGTAAGAGTCCTCTTAAAAAAGAAGATTTACCACCACCATTAGGACCGCTTAATAAAAAGTGTTTTGAATCAGAATTAATATAAAAATCTGAGCCAACTCTTTTATCTTTACTTAAGTTAATATCATAACAATTTACTATTTTCAAAAATGGTTCTGTAGAAGAATATATATTTACTTTCTTAAAATCACTATTTTTTGATATACTATATAGAAGTTCAAATAAAGAAACATTTTTAGATACAAGTGTTAAATATATAGGATTTTCTAGTACATATGAAAAGTTCTTCCTATAATCAATTGAATTACAAAATGTATCAAGAGCATCAATAATTTTGAAATCAATAGAATTATTAAGCAGTATAGTTTTTAGATTATTTATATGCATAGAATAATCATATAAATATTTACCAAGCTCATTTATTGTTATATTAATTTTATTCAAATGTAGAGCATTTTGAATAGGTTGATACATTGATTGCGCAAATGTGAAGATAGCAAAAGCATTTTGAAGTAATTTTTCTAGCGAAGTATTATCAAGAGAAAAAGACCACATCTTTCCCATAATTGTTTGATACATCTCATATGTCATTGGCATATTCCATACATATTTAATAATTAAATATGGTAAAAAATACATTAATATTGGTAATACAACGGATACAATAGGTATAAAATATATTTTCATATAAGAAATAATTAAAAGTAAAAATGGAAAAGTGTTAAATACTTTCAATTCGCTATGTTGAAAAATAAGTTGCCCAAATGTATCTTCTTCAAGATTTTCTAAACTATTTTTTCCTTCATAAAAAAACTCTAAATTCTTTTCACATTCTGTAATACTTTTTAAAGTGTTATCAATATTTTTAGAGTCTATTTCATTTAAACATCTTAGATTAGATATCACATTTTGATTATTAATAAGTGTTTTTATACAAGGAAAAGAGCTATTTTTTGTTAATAGATTTTCAATTACATCTTTTGCATAAAATGTCTGTAAATTTAAAATATTATTAATATTATTTAGTCCAGAATCATTTAAAATACTCATAATAATTAAAAATATTTATAAATACTATTTATAACCGCTTCCCTTCTCTGCTCTTCTCTGCTCTGCTCTTCTCTTCTTTTTTAGAGCCGGGATTATGGTCTAAACCATGAACGTATTATATATCTAGGTAAAAATATGAATCAATCTAAAAAGGGTATTTTTAATGAGTTACTTTCGTATGAACTTACAGTTCAAAAGCCTTCTGAGGACACTGTAAAAAAAATTCAAAATCTATCTGGATTATTGGATTCAAATCCTATTTCGCCTAATTGGAGAAATGCTGAGAAAAAACCTGATTTATATCTTCATCGCAAAGGTTTCCGAAATGACTCATTTCAAAGTCTACCATCTTTATCTTCCCCTCTTAAAAAAACACCATCATCCGAATCAATTACAAATCGTGGGGGATCATCTCCTTTAGTGAAAACACCCCAAACAACCCTATCTTTTACAAAATATGTAAGCAAATATAAAAATAGTGAAGCACAAGTAAAAGATACAATTTTAAACACTATTATTCTTTCAAAATTAAATAAATTTAGCGCCTCGACCTACGACGAAATTAGGGAATTTTTATATCAAATTCTTGGAAATAGTAATGATGTTTCTAGTTCTGAAAAAGAAAACATTGAAGATTTTGTAAAAGAATTTATGAATATGGTATTCAAGAAAGCAGCAAGTGAAGAAATATTTTGTCCTCTTTATGCAAAACTTCTAGGAGAAATCTCAAAAGATTTTCCAATTATTATTGATGAAATGAATAAACTTCATGAAAATTATTTAGCAATTTTTGAAGAATGTGATGATGAAACTAAAATGGATTATGATGCTTTTGTTGTTAAGAATCGTGAGAAGAAATATAGACAAGGCTATAGTCAATTCTTATCAGAGCTTACATCATTACGAATCCTATCTTCTAGTAAATTAATTACTATTTATAATAAAATTATTCAACAACTATTAATTCAAGGGAAACTAGAAAATAAAACAGTATTAAATGATGAATATATTGATTGTTTACTAAGGATTACAAAAGTGCTACGGCATAGAAAAGAGCCTTTCTTTGTTGAGATTCGAAAGGATTTACTAGTTCCTATAAATGATGTTGTTGATAATATTCAAAATAATAAAGAACTGTATAAAAGTATTTCAGTTAAATCAAAATTTCTCTTATTAAATATTCAGGATTATTTAAAAGGTATTTAATAGATGGTGAAATCAAGAAAGTATATAAAAAGAAGTGTAAAAACAAAGAGAGTTAAAAAAAGCGGACGTAAGAATGAAAATTATAACCCGATTGTTGTAACGCAAATGCAAGGCGGCCAAGTTGGGGGAAGTCCAGGACCAGCACCAGGACCAGGAAATGGTTTGAATATTTATAATATTGACACAACTTCATTACAAGGTTCGTTACAATCATTTGGTGATGCTGTTTATGCTTTTAAAGAGACTGCTAGAACGGATGTTGAAACATTTGATACACCAACAGGAATTCCAACAGCTGGTGTAGTAGCAGGTACTTTATATTCTCTTCTTTTAGCACAAAAAACTTCAGCAAATACTTTAATGACTGCTGCAACCGATGTGTATAATGCATTTTATAATACAAGTGCTACAGCAGCTAATGGGATTCCAGCGGGTGGAATCTATAGAGCAATATATGGCAATACTGCTGTATTTGTCCCAACGCCCATGCCACCGGCAGCGGCTCCAGCAGCATCAGGTGGTGGTTATGTTGGTGGTGTAGTTCCTGCCCCAGCAGGTCCTAGTGGCTCTGGCTTAAATATAACAAGTACGGCAAATCTACTTGCTTCTTTACAGGCGTTTGGTGATAAATTAGTTGCTTTTAAAACTGCGGAACAAGCACAAGTTGCGCAAGTCGCCTCTCCCAGTCTTGCATCATTTCAACCAACACCAACCACAGGTCCGGCATACGCTGCATTTATAGCCCAACAGACCGCTGCAAATGATTTAGTTACTGCAGCAAATTCTGTAATGACAGCATTCGCAGGCAGTCCTTCCATAATGTTCCCTGATAATGGTAGCACTGGACCATATGATGGTGTGAATGGAACTCGCGGATTGTATAGGGCTATTATAAGTAATAATGCTAACTTTGTACCTTCACCATAAAAATATAAAATATAAGTAGAATGGCTAGACCAAGAAAAAGCAGAAGAACTGGCAGATCTAGAAGTATGCCCTTATTATCAAGACTGTTTTACCCTGTAAGAGCCGTTATTAGTGCTACGGGTAATTCAGTGCGTAGTGTTAGCCGCAGTGCGGGTAATATTGCCAGTAAGACTGTTAATACTGTTGGTAAAGTCGGTTCCCGTTTTGCCAAGGCCGGTAATAACTCTATTCGTGCTTTAACAGCGCGTAAAGGTCACAAGAGTCGTAAGAGTCGTAAAAGTCGTAAAGCCTACATGCGCAATTAGGTATAATACTATAAATATATAAAATTGATAAAAATATTTTTTGAATTTATTCTTAGAAAAATAATGAATTCAAAAATCCAACGCGAAGGCAGAATGACTGGCAAGGCGAAGAATTCCAAGCACTCCCAAGAAAAGAAAACCCCCCGAAAGAAAAATCTTGCCATAAAAAAGTCAATTCCCCATAACAAAGATGATGATGACGATAGTATCGATAGTTATGGAAATATTCGTGATTTAATTGATTATGATGAAGATAGTTCGTCTGTTTCAGAGTCAGAATCAGATGTAGATGAAAAGCCTAGAAAACCCGTACAAAGAAAGGCTGCTAAGAAAGCAACGAAGAAAATTAAGAAAGCAATTGAAGAAGAAGAAGAGGAAAGTGAAGAAGAAGATGAAGAAGATTTTGAAGAAGATGAAGAAATGATTGAAGAAGAAGATGAAAATATGGTTGAAGAACAACTCCCTGGGATTCGCATTAGTTTAGGTTCTTTTGGAATGGAAGATCCAATGGTACCAAAACGTCACAATCTTAAGAAAGAATCCGAACAGGTAAATAAGTTTGTAAAACTCATTAGGAAACCAAATGAACAAAATACAATTGACGACCAAATCGATCAGTTCAAAGGTCTGGCTTCAGACAAACAGAATCAAATGATTAGTGCTCTTGAACGTAAGCCAGCAAATTCTCAGCAATCTCTTATGTTTAAGATTCTTACAATGAATCTACCACCTGATACTCAAGCAATGGTTCTTGCTAAGTATAATAGTCTTCAAATGATGGAGCCTAGTAGCAGTGAATATTACAAGATTCGCGCATGGCTTGAGAAACTAACAAGTGTTCCTATTGGTATTTACAAAGAGCTGCCTGCTAAGATTGAAGACGGTCAAGAGATTTGTGGTAATTTTATGATGCGTGCGCAGAAGTGTCTCGCGGATGCTATTTACGGACAAGAAGAAGCAAAAATGCAGATTCTACAATTTATTGCTACAAAGATGGCAAACCCAAGTGGGCGCGGTTTATCACTATTACTGTCAGGGCCACCAGGTATTGGCAAAACTTCGCTTATTAAGAATGGCATCGCAAAAGCTCTTGACTGGCCTTTCCAGTTTATCAGTCTAGGTGGCGATAGTGATTCTACAACTTATACAGGTCATCAACTTGTATATGAAGGCAGTCATTGTGGTAAGATTGTAAA